AATGATTTATTATATCCTCCTATTGTGGTTTCTTGCAATACTTCCATTTATACTATTATTATATAAAATTCAATAGAAAATATATATAAAACCTATATGCTAAATATTATATTATATTTCATGTCTATACATCCCGAAAATCAATATTTAAATTTAATAAAAGAAATATTAGAAAAAGGTTCTCTCGAAGAAACCAGAAATGGTAAAACAAAATCCATTTTTGGTTATTCAATGCGATTTTCTCTAAAGGATGGAGAACTACCGTTATTGACTACTAAAAAAGTTGCGTGGAAAACGTGTTTTCGTGAATTACAATGGTTTATTCGCGGTTCGACAAATAATAAGGAATTACAAGATAAAAATGTTCATATTTGGGATGGTAATTCAACAAGGGAATTCTTGGATAGCCGTGGATTATATAATAACGAAGTCAATGACTTAGGACCGATTTATGGACATCAATGGCGTCACTTTAATGCTAAGTATGTGGATTGTCATACGGATTATTCAGGTAAAGGTATCGACCAATTAGCCAATATTATCGACGAATTAAAAAATCCTTCCACACGAAGTTCTCGTAGACACATTATAACTGCATGGAACCCTTGTCAATTACAAGATATGGCTCTTCCTCCTTGTCATATTTTAATGCAGTTTAATGTGCGTGATAATAAATACTTATCTTGTGCTTTAATGCAGAGGAGCGGAGATGTTGGATTAGGAATTCCAATAAACATAGCATCTTATTCTTTCTTGACACATATTATTGCTAAGCATTGCGATTTGATAGCAGACGAATTTGTTTATTTTTTAGGGAACGCACACATTTATGAAGAACATTTTGAACCAATACAAGAACAACTTAAACGAGAACCATTTCCATTTCCAAAAATAAATATTTTACAGAAACACGACAACATTGAAGATTATACTATTGATGATATTGAATGGGTAGAAAAATATGTTTCATTCGACCAGATAAAAATGGTTATGAAAGCTTGATTTTATTAGATAAAATAGAAAATAAATTGTCTATATTGATATTATAATATTATAATAATTTGTATACAAAATGCCAAGTAGTGTAAAAAATAAACTTGTTAGTAAAAACAATATCGACCAATTAGATGATGTTGATAGTATGATAGATGATTTTTTACTTGACGAAAATGACGACGATTACGACGACGAATACTTTACCGCTGTTAGTAATGAAACTTGTAGTAGTTTTAGTATTATTAGTAGCAGCAGCGAATGCAGTCAACTTACTTCTACAACATATAATATCGAATATTATGATAAATCCGTATTTGAAGATATACCAAATGAAAATACCACAAATACTATATATTCGAATATATTTTTTTATTTATCATTTTTTGATTTTACAAAATATTTCAAGTAATAACCATTTAGAGAAATATTTATATTTATATAATATTCTCATAAGAATGAGCCAAGCTTTAGCATCCGCAAGAAAACGCCGAGGCGTTCCACAAACTTCACCTGAATTCTCCAGCGCACAGAATAACACCACACAACAACCAAATGTAAACTCAACAGGATTAACACTTCCACAAGTAATTTCAATAGTCGATAGAAGATTAACAACACTTGAACAATTTATGAAAGATACAAAAGAAAATGGTATTGTTGCTTCAAATAATAATAATAATCGTGAAACACTTGAACCACTTCAAGAAGAACAAGAACAAACTAATTGGATAGACGAATTTAACCATAGATTTGAAATATTAGCCGAAGAATTAAATAATATTAAAGACATTGTATTAAAACTACAATCATATACAATGGATGTCAATAAAACTTTATTGGAAGAAAGAATTAATGTATTTTCAGATTTAGGCAATGTTAATAATACAAACAATACCAATATCGATTTACAAAATGTTACTGACGATTTAACCAGTTTTAGTTTAAAAAATTTAGTTCAACAAGAATTTGATAGTAATAACGATTTATAATTTATAATATTTCGAACATTACATAAATATAATTTGTTATAAAAAATATAAAATTATATACAAATATTAAATAATGAATAATTCTAATTTAAAAAATAATTTACAACAGTTACAAAATGAATTTTACAATAATTCAAACAAAAATTTCTTTTTTAAAAACAAACAAAAATTAGATTGTGCAGAAAATGTAGGTAGCCAATATGATTTAGACACATTGTTACATAATACATTTGTTGTTATCCCTAATACAAATAAGATATTTATGGAGTACACTATTTTTAAACTTTTTGCTAATCCAACTAATTATGATAATATTATTTCACACTTGTATAAGTTAATAAAACAATGTATCGATAATTATGGAAATTACGAAGTTCACGTCAATCTTGATACGTTTACAGTATCTTCATGTCAACGTTATAAAGACATTTTAAAAATGTACTGTAATATGTGTTTGAATAATGCAACTGAATTTAATATAAAACTCGTTAAAGTTTGTTTATATAATATACCGAATGTGTTTGATACTATTTCACAAATATTAAACCCATTTATCGATAAAATTGTTATTAGTAAAATGGTGAAATATAATAAATTAGAAACAAAACTATTATTAGAAAACAATGTATCTATTATTGATTATATAATAAAATTGAATTAAATAATATGTATTATTTAAATAATATATATTACAACAACAGTCAATTATGAATATTATTATTAACAATGGTCCAAAAGCTGATATTTTCGCTTCTTTATTTCAACACATAAAACTATTTTCAGAACATGTCAATATTATGTTTGAAAAAGAAAGAATGTATTTACAATCGATGGATAGTGCACGCGTTTCTATTTTTGAAATTGAATTATCAATCGATTGGTTTGATGTATATGAACACACACAGGCGTCTAATATTTGCTTAGGAATAAACACTAATATCTTATATAAAATTCTTAATTCTCGAGATAAGGGTCAAACAATGAATATCGCATATAATAGTAGAGATACAGATAGATTATTTGTTCACTTTGCATGTGAAAATAAAGAAATTTTTGATAAACATTTTGAATTACCTTTGATGGATATTGAATGTGATATTATAGGTATTCCCGAAATAGATAGTCAAGCAGATTTAACAATTAATTCATCAAATTTTGCTAATATCATTAACCAATTGCAAATGTTTGGTGATGATTTACAGATTGAATGCAGTGAAGAAAAAATTTCATTATGTGCGACCAGTCAAGAAACTGGAAAAATGACAGTTGATATTAATATTGATGACTTAGATGAATTCGCTATAAATGATGGTGAAACTATATCGTTATCATTTGGACTTAAATATTTACATAATATTTGTATGTATAGTAAATTAACAAAAGATATTGAAATTAAATTAACTCGTGATTATCCTATGAAAATTACTTATTCACTTGGAAATGAAAACTCTAAAATGATATTCTATTTAGCACCAAAAATTAACGATAATGATGATTAAAACAGTTTTGATTAAAACATTGAAAATCTCGGTTTGAATTTTTTTATTTGGTAAATTATATCACGTTGACCATCTTGACAATGAACGCCAGACATTGAACCTATACCGTGATTTAATACATTATCACTTGCAAATGATGGTATATAAACTGGATTATCTGGTTTTTCTACGCAAAACATTTGTGTATCACAATTTAATACTGCCAAAATGTCTTTGAATAAAACATATCGAATTGGTAACCCTAAATGTTGAATATGAAAATATATTGGATTATTTACAACCACTTGGTCTAACATCGCCCACGTTTCTGGTCTTGTCCAATCATCTTTTATTTCACAACTACAACCATAATATAGCGCATTGTCTTTTTCACCCAAATTTATCATTGTTTTAATAATAGACTTATTTGTTAAATAATAATTTTCACCTACTTTGAATACCAAATTATCTTCTTTATTAGAATGAATATATTGATTTATATTTAAATCACCTTCTATCATATCATACCCCATCGTATTAACTGGTATTACAACTCCATCTTTTATTTCTAATTCGTGGGGCGGTTCCGGTGGTTGAAGTTGTGGTAGTTCTATAATTTGTGCGTCTTGTATATCAAATTGGTCAATATCATTGAATGGAATATGTTGTGGTTGTATCTCTGGAATTTGTTGTGAAACATTTATTATTTGTTCTTCATTATTTACGCGACTAATTTCTTCAATATGAGAACTTTCATTTTCTGGGGTAGTTGGTAGTTGAATATGTTGTTGTTGTTGGTGTACATTTTCATTACCAGTTATATTTAGCAATGACGGCCAACCGCGCCTATGCGATAATTGAACATAATAATTAAAAAAATTCATAAATTCTGGTAGCAGCGATGAAAAATGCATATCATTATCACTGATTGGACTACTATTATATTCAGTTAAAGCATATATTATTTTTTTTGAAAACACTTCAAATGATAATAACTGGAATGACCCATTAAATAATTGTTCGGATATATTTTTAGCAGTCCATTTAGCAAATCGTATTACATTATCAATATTATATTGTATATTTTTCATTCGTTTCATCAATATAGATACATACATTAAATCACTTATGAAACTAACATAATCATCATAATCCAAATGTCCATCTCCATCAATATCATATAAATTAAATACATTTGTAATTACTTCACCTAATATATTATCAAATTTATATTGAACTGAAAATATTTGATTTATCATATTTTGTTCATAAGTTTGCTCCATTTATTTTATTATTGGTTATATTATTAATAGAAAAATCAAAATAGCAAAATAAAAATTTTGAAAATTATTGTAAAAAATATTAAATATATTTATGTATATAGGATATTATAATATAAATATGGAACAACAGCATAATAACGATTGTAACACAGATATGGAAATCGATTATAATGAAGAACAAATGATTATTGACGATGAAGAATATGCAAGACAATTACAGCAAGAATATATAAAAGAAGCATTATTAGAACAACAACAAGAAGAAGAACATAGGAGAGAACTACGCAGATTAGAAAATGAAGAAAATACCAGAATTCGTCTTCAACAAGATATGGAATATTTAGAATGTTTAAATGTTATTCCTAAAAATAACATTACTTTTCAAAATAATGAATATATACCACCACCGCTACCTCATCCAATAACACATAATGAAATAGAAGAACTTGCAGGACCAGATAAACTTCCAGAGCCAGAAATTATTAAACCGCCGCAACATTTTATTTGTCCTATATCGAATAAAATAATAGACATTCCAATTCGTGACATAGAAGATAATATTTATTATGATAAAAAATCACTTTTACAATATTTAAAAGAAAATAATAATAAAAATCATAATGGGAAATTAATTGATAAACAAAATTTGATGACAGATAATAATTTAAAAACGGAAATATTTTTATGGTTAAGACAACATCCTGAATATAATAATTTTCTATGAATGTTCGTTAAACTAATTAAATCAAAACAATAATATATATTATATATTCCACATAATTATATAATATATGAATTTTCTATTTAACATCGTAATATTTTTATTGGTTCTCTTTATTTATATTCATATAACACATCAATTAAAAACCAGCGAAGATTTAGAAATATACGAATTAGACTATACAACTAATCAACATTTACAAGAAGTTTGTGATATTAAACAACCAGTCCTCTTTGAATTCAATTCTCTTTGTCCTGAATTTTATGAAAATATTAATAATGATACAATTATTAACTATGATAAATATGATGTAAAATTAAAAGATATTAATGAATATTGGAACCCAAATATAGATAATGTGGATTATTTAGTTTTACCATACCAAAGCGCTATGTCATTAATATCATCCGACCCAAAATCGAATTATTTTATAGAGAATAATGATGAATTTGTAGAAGAAAGTGGATTGAATAAAGAATTTTATAATTTAGATGTTTTTCTTAAACCTACTATGAATTTACAGTCTAAATTTGATATATTGGCCGGTTCTAAAAATTGTATAACGCCATTGCGATATCATACAAATTATAGACAGTTTTGTAGTGTGAATTCTGGTAAAATTACTATTAAAATGACACCTTGGAAAAGCTCAAAATATTTACATTTGATAAAAGATTATGAAAATTATGAGTTTCGTTCTCCTATTAATGTTTGGAAACCACAAAACCAATACATGAACGATATGGATAAAATGAAATTCTTGGAATTTGACATTAATGCTGGTTATGTATTATATATTCCACCTTATTGGTGGTATAGCATTAAATATATTGATGATAATAATTTGGTTTCAGGTATTAGTTATAATTCTATTATGAATTATGTAGCCAATATTCCAAATTTAGTATTATATTTTATACAACAACATAACATTAAAAAGAAGATAACTAAAACATTGGATATTGATAAAGAAGATTATAAAAAAGAAGAAAATGTCAATTCACAAGAAAATGTTGATAATGCTGGCATAGAAAATAAAGAACTAACAATATAGTATTTGTTTTTTGAAATTTTCAATCATTTACGGTTTATTACAACCTGTTTGAGAACATTTTTCATTATTTTATCCATAAATTTTTCTTCTTCGTCATTATTTCTACTACCTAAAGCTGCCAATGATAATTTTATAAATTCATCATTTTCCCAAGTATTTACTTTTACGCAATCTGGATATCTTTGTTGCCATTTTGGTAATTGGTTCAAATTCAATTGTGCTACTTTTTTCACCACCTTTTTAAATTTATTGTTATCTTGGTTCTCTTTCGTCCATACATTATCATCTTTAATATACAATGTTTCTCGTTTGAAGTCGGTACAATGCATTGGTCGTTTCTCTACTTCCATATCTTTCATTCCATTTATTATTATTCTTGAAATCCCTTCTACGTAACCTAATTTCCCAGTTGCTTCAAAATCTTCTACTTTTAATTCTAATGAATTAACGAAATCGGTTATATTGATTGCATCTTTACACGTCTCATTCAAAAAGAAATTCAAATTGAATTGTTGATTATTCATTGTATTATTTACAACATATTGGTTTTTAGATAACTCCAGTATCTTATTATTTTGCTCTATCAATGTATTATGTAATTCTTTTGTCTGTTCTACTAAAAAATTTTGTATATCTTTACTCTGTTTCAATATTTCCAATACCAATTCACTGGATACCGCAGTCTTCTCTTTTTTTCCTCCTTCTCTAACAACAGTGCATTTTTTCATATGTTTATTCAAATTTGTTCTATTGCTATATTGTTTACCACAATTATCACAAATAATATCATTATTTTTACTAATATTATTCATTTTATTATAATGTTTCTTTGAATTATTATGACGGTCAAAATCAAATTTTTTACTCGTAGAAAAGTCACAACAAACACATACATATTTTTGCTTATTGGCTAATTCGTTTTTTTCATTCCTAATCGTTCCATTTACGCTGTCACTGAAATTATTAGTATTATTTTCCAGATTGTCTGACATTACCAATGATGGTGTTAATTCTATAATTATTTTATCAGTATTTTGTGAGTTCGTAAAATTTATTCCGTCCATATAGATATTGGAATATTTTTTACGCCTAAATTTTACTAATTGAAAAAATGTAAAAAATTATGCTAAGAATTTTTAAATGATTTTTTTGGTATTTAAAGCATTATCGAGTAAATTGATTTTTTGCCAACATTTTCCTTCAGGTTTTCAAAATTGGACATTTTAAAAATGTCCATTTTCAAAAACCTCCAGCGATTCTTTTCCGACTTTTTTGGAAAGTTTTTATTATGACACTGAAAAATATTATTTTATTGAATTTATAATTTTGTTATTGAATATCGTTACATATATTTATTATTTATTATAATCTATAACTATATACAAATAAAAGTAAAATCTAGAAAATTATAAGAATTATTTTGACAGTTCTTATAAGTTGGAGAGATAAATTGACAAAATATCTTCAATGCAAATATTTATTTATGACTTATCTTTAACTAATATATATTGGTCTTGTGAACCATCAGTGTATATACCATTATCATTTTTTAATAAAATATACCCGTCTTTCATTAAATTTATAATTTTATTTTCTGTAATATTACTCCAATCGTATGTCATTGTAGGATATACAGGATGGTCGTCACCGCAACCACATATTCCGTTTTTACCTAATAATCTACAATCATCAATTATAATAATATCATCATAGTTTCTATTTTTTAATATTTCAAGTTCAAATAATAAAGGAACTTCTTCTTCGCCAAAAGCTGTAGTTCCGCCACTAAAATGTGCATCTAAATATATAGTAATCGGTTCATCAATATTGTTTAATAATTCAGGTAGTATTTTTTTTGAATCACCTAAATACATTTTAACATTGTTATTATTTTTAAATTGTTCTATATTATATTGATACCATTTTTCAGATAATTCAATTGAGCTAATAGTTTCATAATTATTTAATACACATTTTATTCCATCTCCTAAATAAGTTCCTGTTTCAATATAATGATTTGTTTTAGGATTATTCGTTAATGTATAAAAATAATGAGTTAAATTTGGCATTTATTTATATAAGTATTATATATATGATTAATCCGGGATTTCAACGTATTGTATATAAAGGAGTTAAATCAAAGATTATAGTAACCGGAGGTTCAGGATTTATTGGTTCTTATGTAGTAGACAGACTAATACTTGAAGGTTATGAAGTCTTGGTATTGGATATAAAAAAAGATTTTGTAAATAAAGAAGCTGTTTACTATTTAGCAGATATAAATAATGCAGATTTAATTAATGACTTTTTTGAAAAAAATAAACCAGATTATTGTATTCATTTAGCCGGTTTATTAGGGACAACAGAGACATGGGAATACCCAAATGAAACAGTAAGAGTAAATATTCAAGGAGCAAATAACGTATACGAAGCGTGCGGAAAAAATAAATGCAATATTATTACTGTTGACGTAGGCTCTAGATGGTTATCACCATATACAATAAGCAAAACTTGTTCTGCTGAATTTGCATTAGGATATGCTAATAAATACAATGTTAAATGTGGCTTATTAAGAATTTTTAATGTATATGGTCCACGTCAAAGCACTAAAATTATCAAAATTGCTCCCATGTTTATATATAAATCATTTAAAAATGAAATATTAGAAGTATGGGGAAATAAAAATTTAGATTTAATTTACGTTTCTGATGTAGCAGATGCATTTTGTATGTCTATAAAAAATATTGATAAAATTAATAAAAGAAGAGACATTTATATAGGTTCGGGAAAACAGATATTAACTTCTGAATTTGGTGAGATGATAATAACAAAAATTGGAAAAGGTTCTATAAATATAATAAAATCAAGATTAGGAGAAGAAAATATTGAATCTGGGTTTATGAGTAATAATACTTCTCAACAATTACTTGAATGGGAACCTAAAATAAATTTAGAAGAAGGAATTAATTTGACAATTGATTATTACAAAAAAAAAGATATACAAAATAATTTTGGAAATTTCTAACGATAGTTATCCAAATAAATAATAACCATAAGAAAGAGGTATTAGTGATCCATAAAAAGTTTAAGTAAAAATAAAATTGTTTTTTTAATAATTTTATTACATTATATGCTGTCAATTTTATAGTTAAATTATAAAACTGGCAGAATTTCATATATACTATTAGCATCTTCTGTTATGTTTAAATCTTTTAAACGGTTCATAATGTCTAAGCAATTAGAAGCTCCCTTTGAACCACATATATGAATAATACTTGGTTTAGTTTTAACACAATAATCTTTTGTTCTTATATTCATTATAAAATCGTTTGGTATATAATCAGTTTTAAAAAAATTGTATTTTCCTATATATTTATTATAATTTATAGATTCTTCAAAATTTGTAAACTGTTTATAGTATAAAATATTCCAAAATCTTTCAAAATTAATCCATATATTGAAATCATAATTATTAAATAGTTCTAAAGTAAAATCATAATTTATGTTACAAGTTTTAGGTAAGTAAATAACTCCACTATTCATCATTTCGCTTTCAGCATATAAATCGCAATTACCTGTACCTAGATTAAACATTAGTAATTTATTTATATTTTCAAAATTAATTTTATCAAAACAAATAGTATCACTTTCTACATATAAAATGTCTCTTTTTTCAATAAAATGAATATCCAGTATTTTTTTGGTTATATCTTTAAACATATCTCCAAAATTATTCATTTCATCTTTATTATCATTTTCTAAGATTTTAATTTCAATATTATTATTATGTTTTAAATATGTTTGAGATGCTATTTTAAACATATTTTCGTAACAATTAAATAAATTATTATTTACATTAGTTTCGTTCATATGTTGCTTAATTTTATATAAAGGTATTAATACTAATAATTTGGTTGTGCTTTCAACAAATTTTTTTATTTTTGTCATAGAAACATTGCTTTTATATATATAACCGCTCTCAAAAAATTGACTACATATATCTAAATATTTAGGCTGTCTTTCTTTCATATTTATTACAACATCATTATGTGTTATTTGTGAATTATTAATTATTTTGTAATCAATAAAAATATTTTTTATTATATCTTTTACATATATAGGTTCACATACTAAATTCACTATTTTAATTTTATTATCGCATACGTATTCTATATGTTCATTTATATTTGATAAATCATAAAATTGTATTTTATCTTCAATGCAAATGCCTTCCAAATAATTTTGATTTAATAGATCAAATAAAACTCCTTTTTTTAAATTATTCCCATATATACTTGGTAATCTTAAAATATGATAATCAGTATAATTTTTAATAATAAATTGTTCAAATTTTAATCTATGTTTGCCATAATAATCTATAGAATCTTTTAATTCTAATATTTCACTTTCAATCATTCTACTATTTAAATTAGGATAGACATTAATTGTAGAAATTAAAATAAATTTGTTACACGTTATTTTTTTTAATTTATTTATTAAAAAATTAGTATTTTCTAAATCGTTTTTATAATTTGTATTCGCATATCCTACATTTCCCGGTAATGCAGTAAATAAAATAATATTATAATTATCTTTAATATTGTCAATATTTTTTGAATTATAAAATTCATTAAAGTGTATTTTACAATTATTTATAATATTAGACCCAACAAATCCTGTATATCCTATTATACAATTTGATATCATTTATATATTATATATTATATATTATTATAAATATATATCATTTTACATATTTTCTTATTTACGCCCCTTGAATATTTAAAACCGCACATTTCTGTATAAAATGAAAAGAACCTTCAATGCGTCTAAATTTTGATTTTGAGAATTCTTCTAAAAACCTGAAAAGTTATTGCTCCTTGATAAATAAATTATTATTTAACTGCTTCTTTGTTATAATGTTGATATTTGTTATGCGTGATATAGAATTATAATATAAAAAACTTAAAAATATATTCATTATACACTTTAGATATATAATGAATTCTAATTGTCAAGTAACTGAATTGAAACAAAAATTAAAAATATGTTAAGGAATTAGAAACAATCGGCATCTAAAATATTACGAAAAACAATAAATAAGCAATTATAAAAAACTTAAAGAATATAAGGAAAAATATTTATAAATATATAATAGATATTTCGTCTGTTAATTTGTTCTAACTACGTGAGTTGCGAAAATTAAAAATCGCATTTAGAAAACGAGACGCTCATTGTTGTTTTTGGTCCGTGCAATAAAGATGATATGGTTTATAAAATTCACCAATCGTTAATCCAGATTTTTCAAATTCATTTTTATAATAACTGGATTTATCATATTCCGATTGGTATTTTATATAATAACCTAATTCATTTGAATAATTCCCTACAGACCATCGTGTGCTACCATTTATGTTTCTAATAGAATACATAACATAAGGAAACTCTTTGACAGTATGCAATACATTATTTTGTTCCAAATGAAACTTGATTAATTGTTCTAAATTCCAATTATTTTTATTTTTCATTTTCATAAAATATTCATTTGATTTAAGAACAAAATTATTCAGTATATTTAAATAATGTTCAATATTATTTTGTGATAAAACTACGTGTCTATCTGTATATCCACCATAATGTTCGCAATCTGGTATCCATATACAATTTTCATTCATTTGTTCTACCTTAGGATGGGGTAATTGATATATAAAATCACTTCTTGTAATAATAAATCTATCATATTTATTTATTAAATCATTATCTATAAGATTTTTCAATAAAAACCATCTAAAAAATATTAATATAGCAGCAGACCCGGGGTGTTGATTATCGCTATCTTTTATTCCTCCTAAAAATTGGTCTTTTATTTTTAAGAATTCACGCCAATGTAAAGGTTTTTTATATGTAATTATATTTTCTTGACTAATTAGATTATTATTATCGCTATTTTTAATACCATATATTTGATTTTTCCATAAATTATCTGGAAAATCGTTACTATGTATTATGATTTCATCATCGTTAAAATTATCAAAATTTGTTATATTTTCACTATTTCCATAATAAGTAATATTTTCTATAGATTGTTGAGGAGTTTGTATTTTGCCAGAGAGAGCGTTAATATTACTTAGACATTCATAATTCGGTTTATTTGAAGATATTATATTATAAGCATATTCAAAAGCATCTCCGAAATCATCGGGTTCATCATAAGTAAATTTATATTTTGCTAATTTATAAAAAGGATTATCGTAATTGTAATCAGGTTTAATTCCAATACATAAACATAAATCAGAATTTAATTCATCAATAACATTTTTTTTGAAATTATCAAATGTCAGTTCACTTGCTCGCGTTTCGCTCAAAACTATTACAAGAGTTTTTGACATATATATAGATATACGTATAATATATCACATATATTTACGAGTTCAATCGTTTACTAAATTATTGAATAAATAATTAAAATATTAGGTAATTTATTTCACAATCTTATTTTGTTTATCTAATACAACCTCTTTGAGAACATTTTTCATTATCTTATCACGGAATTTGTCTTCTTGTTCTTTGCCTCTACCACCTAATGCGACTTGCGCAAGCTCGAAAAACTTTTCATTTTCCCTTGTATTGTTCTCTCTACATTCAGGGAATTTTTCTTGCCATTGTTGTATTAAATTAAAATTTAATTGCCCTATACTATCAATTGCCCATTTTAATCTTTTCTTTTCATCGTTCTCTTTTTCCCAAGTATTATTGTCTTTTATATACACAGTTTCTCTTTTCAAATCTGTGCAATGAATAGGTAATTTTTCCGTTTCTATTTTTTTTAATTCCTTTATGAATATTCGTGAAATACCGTCTACAAACCCTAATCTTCCTGTTGTTTCAAAATCATCAATTGTTAATTTCATTGAATTAATAAAATCCACTATATTCATAGCATCTTTACAAGTTTCATTCAAGTAAAAATTAAGATTAAATTGATTATTATTTGTTGTATTATTATTATTCACTATAGTTTGATTACTTGCTAATTCTAATAATCTATCCTGCAATTCTCTATTTTGTTCAACGAGAACATTTTGAAATTCTTTATTTTGTTTTATTAAATCCATTACCAATTCACCTGTAATATTATTCGTTGGAGTAAATGTGTTTTGTAATTCAACATATGCTTTCTCATTATTGTTATTAATAATACAAATTTTTTTATGTTTCCATAATCCACTATTATTGGAATATTCTTTATTACAATGACAACATATATATTTTAATTCTGTATGTTCTCTATTTATTTTATTACGATGTTTTTTGGTTAATAAATGCATTTCATAGTTTGATTTATTATTACATTGAAAATTACATACATTACAGTAATACATACTTTTCTCATTTTTTTGGTTTCCAACTATTTCCAAAAATGCATCATTTGTAGCAGTTTTATGTTTCAGTGTCAATAAATGTTTTTTATAATTGTGGTGTATACTCGTAGTATAATGACATTTTTCACAATGATAATTTTTGCTACTTTTTCCCATTTTTTTCATTTCCTTAAATATATATATTGGAAATAAAAAAAATGTATCTAAGTAGTTTTATTACAAAATAATAAAAAATTATGCAAACAATATTTGAATGATTTTTTTGGTATTTAAACCATTATCGAGTAAAATGACTTTTTTACCAACATTTTCCTCTAGGTTTTCAAAATTGGACATTTTTAAAATGTCCATTTTCAAAAACCTCGGCCGATTCTTTTCCGACTTTTTTGAAAAGTTTTTATATGACACTGAAAAATAAAATAATAAATAATATAAATTTGTTATTATATATTAACATTACAAATTTATATAATATATAAAAATATACAAAAATAGGTAACGCGCCCTCAAATTTTCCAAATCAAAAATGTGTTATTATAATATATAAAAATGGCAAAGTGGATAAAAGAAATCATTATTTCGTCTATTGTTATGTTAATTTTAGACGGAGCATACATAAGTTTAAACCAGCGTTCTTTTGAAAACCAAGTAGCATCAGTTCAAAGGGTTATTTTACAAGTAAAGCCATTGGGTGCAATCATATGTTACTTTTTCTTGATATTTGGTTTGAATTATTTTATTATTAGTAAAAAAAGGTCATTATTAGATGCGTTTTTATTTGGTTTAATTATTTATGCTGTTTACGATAGTACAAATTACGCTTTATTTAAACAATGGAAACCTCTTTTAGCAATAATTGATGCTGTTTGGGGTGGTTCATTATTTGCCCTTACTACTTTTATTACTTATTCTACTGCTTAGATAGTAAATAGTTATTACAAAAATCATCAATGCTATATTGTTGTATATCATTACCTAGACATTGTAGTTGTGTTTCTTTTGTTTGTTCATCTGGAGTATAACTATACAAAGTATAAAAATCATCATCATCGTCGTCGTTCATTATGATTTTTTTTGTTTCATGACATATTCTATAATTATATTTGTTCAATCGTTCTTTCCATACAGGTGAAAATAAAGCATAATATAGCCAATGATAATAATATTCATCGATAAAATCAATATTTGTAGTTTTAAATAATGACGATGCTTCCCTGTGAACCTTGAACCTACATACTTGCTGTAATATTTTCCATCCTAACCCTTCTATGTGTTCTATTGTTTTATAATTCTGGATATCATTATCATTCATTATTAAACGAAGATGTTTGGTTTTTGGTTTTGTTTTAGCGTTTATTTTAGGTTTATGCTTTACATTTTCATAACATTCTTCAATAGATATTTTGAAATAAAATTCGATAAAATTAGACAAATGATAATTACTATTACATAAATTCCATACAATGGTGCCAATTATACAATCATTTTTTGTTTCATACCAAGAATTATATTGTTTCATTATAAATGTTTTGAAATGTTTTGTATTGTATTGTTCATATATTTCATTATAATGTTTTAATAAACATTCTATTGTTTCTTCTTGAAATCCAGAATAATATAATTCGTATGCCCAAAATAATGCTTCATCAATATTTTTATCTAATAAAGAAATAAACAATGAATGAATTACATCTTCTTTGGAATATAAATAGCGAGTAAAAATCAAAGGATACTCGACATTATCGAGTTCTTCTATAGAAATTGATATGTTTTCTGTATTTGTTGTCATTTTGTATAATATTAGTTACATTATTTAATATTATAATTTTTCAATTTTTTATTCAAATACTACCTGTCGCCTCAATATGTTCGATACAAGACTTCATTACTATATTGAACTCTTGAATAATAATCATTTTATTTTCATCGCTGAAATTATTAATATTATCCAGCATATTATCATCGAGAACTTTATAATTACGGATATAATCCAAATAATAAACTAATAATTCGTCTTGGTTTGTCGTTTCAAGCATAATTCTGTTTATATTAGCAGTGATATAAGAACCTACATTTATCATACTCATAGAACATTTTGGCACAAGCCTTCTACTATTCATTATACTGGTATATATTATTATATAATATTATAATAATATAACTTATTTTCACTATTGCTTGGATTTATAATATTTTTAAATACAATTATGGAGTTGTATTTATTATTTCTCGTCATATTCATTTCCAGAAAATGAATGAATAAATTTTTTATAAAAAGATTTATACGTATTTTGTAATTTATCAAACCTCATATTAAATTTACCATCCATAAACCTACTATCAATATTTTCAACAACAACTTTGTCTTGTATCATCGTATTATACATAGTATTTTTAGTAATAATATCACCAAAATTATTTTGCCAAAAATTACGATATGTTTTTACAAACAATTTGCTTTTATTTTCACCAATTGGCAAAGCAAATGTAATAACAGTGCTAACATAATCACCGAAAATAACTCTTGCAACAGTTGTATGTGGTAAAATAAACTCATTTTCAATTATCAAATCCTTAGCGCCGAAAACTTTGCTTGCCATGCTATCTTCTCCAGCTTCGTAGAAATATCGACTTTTATAATGGTGTTTACCAACTAATTTTGGTGGTTCTTCTTTCGAAGGGTTTGGTTTTTTAGCATTACCAAATGTATGCACAAATGCGATGTGCATAATATCAAGTGAATTTTCACTTAAAACTCTGGAATAACAATTGTACTCCATATCCAAGTGGACTACAGAACAGTTTTCTGCAATTTCAGGCTCCATAAAAATTTCTTCTTCAAATGTTGTCAATAAATCACTACAATTTGATTTGCGTTGCATGGTGTTAACATAAATCCATCCATTTTTATCAATAATATCGTATTTAGGTAAATCATAAACAGGAGATGATTGAAAACAAATGCCAGGAACATGTGTTAATGTTCCATTACTATTGAATTCATAACCATGATATGGACACATTACATTATTATTTGTAATTTTTCCTGCCGATAATGAAGCGCCTTTATGAGAACAAACATCATCCAGTGCTGTATAAACCCCGTCGCCGTTTTTCCAAATTACGTAATTTTTGTTCCATATTCTTGCTTTATATGGTTTGTTCTTTAAAAAACTGCTTGATTTTCCAACCACATACCATTGTAAATCATATTTGTCTTGCTCTGTTAATTCATTATATGTCAATTTTGGATAATTCAATAAAGTATTTGCAGGTAATTCATTTTTCGATGAAAACATTTTTGATAAAAGATATGAATAGCAGTTTACATTTGTAATTACAACCCCTAAAATTGTAATTAATAGTGTTCTAAAATTCATTATATAATTTAGTCATAACAAATTATCTTTAAATACTCTATAACAATTAATTATGTCTACGATTAAAAATAGAAAAAATAAGTCATCAAAAATGAATAAATCAACAAAAAAAAGAACACGCAGCGTTTATAGAAAAGGGGGTGTAAAAAAGTCGATTAATATGAATGGCAAATATAATATCAATAATCGTGAAAAATCAAACATTGTGAAAATGTTTTTACAAGTTCTTAATATGGTAAAGCTATATCATTGGAAAACACATTCTTTTGCACAACATAAAGCAACAGATGAATTATACGAAAGATTAAATGAAAATATAGATACATTTGTAGAAATTTTATTAGGCAAAGACCAATCCCGAGTAAAAATGTTGGAAAAAAGAATAGAATTAACTGACAGTGATAATTTAAAAGATTTTAAATCAAAAATATTCGAATATAGAACATTTTTAACAGATATGAATATGTTTTTTGATATTAAGCGTGATAGTGATTTATTAAGTGTTCGTGATGAAATATTAGGAGATATTAACCAATTTTTATATCTATTGACATTTGATAAATAATATAAAAACATTTTATCAATAATTAAATATAATGAAAATAATTGACGGATTTACGTTTTATAATGAATTAGATATGTTGTTATATCGTCTTTCAGCATTGGATGATATTGTAGATTATTTTATTATCGTAGAAGCAACAAAAACTTACACAGGAAAAGATAAAATACTTTATTATGAAGAAAATAAACATTTATATGAAAAATTTGCTCATAAAATTATCCATATAATAGATGAAGAACTTATTGTGCCCGATATAACAAAGAATGAGCAATGGCATAATGAAATTCATCAGCGTGATGAAATAAAAAAAGGATTAGATATATTAGACTTAATTCTAACGAATGACGATTTATTAATAATAAGTGATTTGGATGAAATACCAGATATCGAAATGTTGAAAGATATTAAACAAAATAATAAAAAAATAGAATATTCGGCATTAGCAATGGATTTTTATTATTATAATTTGAATTGTAAAATACAAAACGAAAAATGGTATAGTGCACGAATTATAAATTATGGCTTATTTAAACAGTCAAACGCAACTTGTAACACAGTACGTATGGCAAAATGTGATAATTTAATCGAAAATGGAGGATGGCATTTATCATATTTTGGAGATGGTGAATTTATTAAAAATAAATTACAAAATTTTTCTCACCAAGAATTCAATAATGAAAAGTTTACAAATATAGAAACAATCAATAATTGTATAGAAAATTATTATAATATTTTTGAACAAAAAAAATGTAACAGATATGTTAAAATACCGATTGCTGAAAATAATTATTTGCCACCATTATATGATACTTTATTAACCAAATACATAAGATGTTAGATTTTGTTATTGTTTATTTTTTATTATTATATTCCCTAAGCATTCCGACCAATCCAGGTAATACATTTAATCCATATGGATATTTTCCTCGAATTTGAAAAGAATATTGTGATGATATTAACATTCGTTTATTATATATATCATTTCTTAAACGTAAAACCTTTTTCCAATGTCGTTGAATTAATCGCAACCAATATGTTTTTTTTAATACACTATAAGTTCCATCTGTTAATATATTTAATTTCATTATTTCTATTTCTGGTTCATGAATATAAATAATGCTATATTCACGTAAATATTTCAATGCTAAATAATAAGGCGTTTTATAGAATAGTCTTGGTGATAAAGTATTTACTAATAAATAATAATCATAATATTTTTTACAAATACCGATATAATAATTATTTGTAATTTTTTCTTCATTTGCAAATTCTTCATCTTCTTGATATAATTCATCAATTATTTCTTCATCACTTTCATAATCTGTTTCAGTATCAGTTTCTTCTGTGCCAGAATTGAATGAATTTATACTTTCTGTATCATAATCCATTACTGCTATATTTTATTCATATATTATTTCAATAATTACAAATATTTAGATTAGTAATTAGAAATTCAATTTTATTAATTACAAAAATGTTTTTATAATATATATGTCATCTATTATAGAAAAAGAGAAATTAGAAGATAAAAACGAAAAAAAACAAACCACTCTTCCTCAAAAAAATCAATATGTAAAGATGTCATTTATGATAACCTATATTTTGTTATTAACAACAGCAACTGTTACATTTATTGAAGCAATGAGAACTAAAATACCACTTATTCGACATATTTTCAATTTAGAAACGTGTATATCCCTTGTAGCAGGGTATTTTTATTCAGTATTTTTAGGTAGATTAGATGATTCTGAAAAGAATAACACTCCAATAAATTGGAACGAAATGACTGAATTTAGATACATCGATTGGTCTATTACTACTCCAATGATGTTGCTTGCATTATCTGTAGTTTTAGGATATAATGCTAATATTAATGTAAATTTTGTATTTATGCTAACAATATTGATATTAAATTATTTTATGTTAGCAGTAGGTTATTTAGGCGAGATAAATATAATATCCAGATTACAAGGTATGATAGTGGGATTTATTGCGTTTTTCGCTATGTTTTTTACTATTTATATGAAATTTTTGAATACAAAATATAATTTAACAAATAATATTTTATTTTTTACATATTTTGTTCTATGGGGAATTTATGGTATAGCGTATATGTTTGGTGAAACATACAAAAATATAGTAATGAATATATTAGATTGCAAAGCAAAATGTTTGATAGGATTATTTTTATGGGTTTATTATACTGGAATTATTACATTTTAGTTTTTTGAAAATACAACAAAAATAACGAACTATGATAATATAATAATATTATTACACAATAATATTATTTACAAAAGCCCTCTCCGAGAATTGAACTCGGGACCTCCAGTTTACAAGACTGGTGCTCTACCACTAAGCTAAAAGGGCAGGGCTTTATGAAAAAATAACGTTTTCACAATATATTGTATATAATTTTCTTTAAGTTGTTTAATCCATTTATAATATAATTTTCAAATTTACAATAATAATTCATAATAAATATTATACCCATCTATCATCATAGAAACAATCAATACAACAATAATAGCATTCGTAATATCCACCTGTTGATACTGTTTCTTGGTCAATTCTTCTTAACATACAATGACAGTTATGACATTTTATTTCTTTATAATAAAACAAAATAGTTTTACAAATATCCTTCATCAATTTATTGTGTTTGAATTCATCTAAAACATATTTCATCATTTTTCGGTGTTCGACATTATACATACTAATATATACCTGTAATACTTGTGGTAATTTTAGAATAGATTGTAATAATAATTCGTTGTTGTTTGTATACTCCATTATTAATTACTTATTATTATGTCTAACCCTTAATTACTTTTTATATTATATTTATTGAAAGCGGTTTTACACATATAAACTTTGTGAAGTTGTAACATATTTCAAAACCAAACCTTCAATTTTGGATAATTTATACATCAAATCCATATTACCTATAATCTCACAAACATTCATCATTTCTTTTGCAATTGTAACAATTTTCAACATTGCTTTTGTAAAATCACCAATCGATATTGATTTATCAGCAACATCAGTTTGTATAAAATATTTACAATCATTCTCATTATCACAATCACACCATTTCATCGAAAATTCTATCATATCAAAAATCAATTCATCGTCATATTTAATACCAGTTCTTAAATCATTTTCGAATTCTTGTTTATCATATTCTTTATAATAATATTGTAAATCTTTAATACATTTTTTCAACATTTCGTCATCAGTAATCGGTACACTTGATTTTTGGTCATTTTGTATTTTTACATTTGTAAAACAAGAAAATAAACCTATCAATTGTCTTGTAGTTAATTTTTCAAAATAATTATAATCTATCATCAATTTGGAAATGATTAAAGGGTGTATTTCTGCTATATTTGAGGCAATTAAACCTAATTGTGTCATTGAATATTTTTCTATTTCTCTTTCGATTTCACCTTCTTTATCAATTTCTTTATTTTTACTAACAAAACCATCATCAATTAAAACTTGACAAACTTTATTCGTCTGTTCTGTAATAAATCCACAAACATATGCCAAATTCATTTTCTCGTTGTCTAATTCATTATTAAGGTTTATAAATTCCTTTACTAATTTCAAATCATCTTTCAATGAATAATATTCATCTTCAATATTACGCATTTCTCGTTCAGCATCTTTTTTCTTTTTATTTACTAAATTTTTCAATTGTAATTCAAGGCCAATATAATTCAAACAAATATTATATGGTGTTCGCAATCTACTTATAAATTCGTTTTTCTTATTTATTTTTTCTGTTATTTCCTTAATAAATTCTTCCTTTGCATAAACTGAATTCAGTAATTCTTTCTGCATCATTGATTTTTCACTGAAATTATCAAAATTACTGGTTTGGTCATTTTTCAATAAATTCAAAATAAGAGGATATGATATATGAAATTTAGAAATTAATTGTTGTGGTTTTCCAGATAATATGGTTTTATATTCATTCATACTTGGTAATTTAAATAAATTATTCAAATGTACTACATGACCAACATTATCTATACCTCTTCTTCCAGCACGACCCTTCATTTGGGAATATTCATGTGCTAATAAATGTCGTTCACTATTTCCATCAAATTTGGTCAAACTTGTGAAAATAGCTGTTTTGATAGGACAATCGAGACCAATTGCAAAACTTTCGGTAGCAAATAGCAATTTGATATATTTTTTAGAAATCATTAATTCCACGATTTCACGCAGAACGGGTATCATACCACTATGATGTATACCAATCCCTTTTTCTAATAAAGAAACCACTTTATTATACTCAGGTAATTCCAAATATTCTTTAAAATTCGGTAATTTTCTTATGATTTGTTCGGCTTCACGACGCACAGTGTAACCAACTTTACTATCAAATTCTAATAAAGGCACAGTAATCTCACTTGCACATACTTCTACTTGTTTTCTGGAAAATACAAAAGAAATGGCAGGTAACATCTCGTGGTCTCGTAAATATAAACATAAATTGTTTAACACATTTTGTCGTTTCATCATAATCTGTTTTGCGTCAAATAATTTCAGCATTTTTGATACAGTATTAAAAGTAGTATCAATGAATTTGCCATTACTATCTTGTAAAGTAAGTAATGTATTTGTATTATCACGAATTTGTTTTTCCAATTCTTTATCTTTCATTCCTTTAAACATCGCTTCAGTTGTAGTCAAAAAGCAATATTCAGTAAGTGGAACAACGCGTTTTGTAGTGGATGCTAAATATACTATTTTATCATTTTCACACAATGTTTTTATACCTAAACGCTGTGTTTCAATCCAACCAGCGAACCCTTGAGGATTATCAATGGTGGCTGATAACATAACTAATTGAACTTTAGGTGGTAACATTAACATCGTTTTTTCCCAAACTTGTCCCCTTTCTGCGTCATTGATATAATGGACTTCATCAAAGACAACACACGCTAATTCAGTTTCAATATTAATATTAAAATCGAGATTTGTATTAGTGTTTATTTTATCAGTAATATTATCAGATGCAACTTTATTATATATAAATAAATAATTCATCAAAATTTCGGTTGTCATAATGATAACTTGCGCTTCAGGATTAGTTTTGATATCACCAGTGTATAATCCAAATGATATATGTGGATATTTATTAGAGAATTCGTAATATTTTTGGTTACTTAATGCTTTTATAGGAGAACAATAAATAATCTTTTTTCCAATATCAGTAAAATGTTGTATAGCGAATTCAGCAGGAAGTGTTTTACCACTACCAGTATGTGCGGTTACCAAACAATGGTTTCCTTCAATAATTGCTTGTATTGAATGTTTTTGAAAAGGGCTTAGTTGATATGGGAAACTTTTAAAATATTGTTCAAATTTTCCTTCATTTTCACTTGAATAATCAGTAGAACAAATTTTAACCATTTTTTCAAATATATATGAGTTAATAATAAAATTAAATTTAAAAATTTATTATTAAATTAGAATGAATTCAATTTTTATGCTTTTTCGAACCAATCTTAAGAATTCTATGTTAAAATTTTATTCTTATTGATAACAAATAATATATCATCATAACTATTTTTCTTAGAACGTAAATCATATATTTCAATATACTTCTCCAATTCAAATGGAACAAATGATTTTAAAATATGAATATCATTTATATTTTGAATACTTTCTATGATTAAAATTCCATTTTCAGCCATCAACCCAATATATTTTACTAAAAATGAAATATGACTTATTAATGTTTGTGAACCATCATGTATCAATATATCAAATTTTATATTTTTATCAATAAAATTTTTCGTTATAAACTCATAACTATATGCGTCTGTATTTGTAAATAATTTAATATTTTTATCATTTAATATATATTTATTATTTATAATACTTATATCATTGATATCAACACCATATATATCTGCATTATAAAAATAATCTCTCCATAATTGAATACTTCTGCCTTTATATATACCAATTTCTAATAAGTTCATCACATTATATCTTTTATTATTAAATAAATTTTCATATGTATCTAAATAAGAATGAATTGTTTCTTTATCACTTCTTTCAATAGTTAAATACTCTGTGCAAATATTATATAATTTGCTAAAATCACTTAGAGTATTTTTGTATTTATCAAGATATTCAGTAAACTTTTCGTTATTGTATAATTCAATAAATTTATTTTTATAATGAAGTATATGATCCATTAATAATCCAGCAATAGGAAAATCATAAGCAAAGTCGCGTTTTATAAAAGGGCTATATGTTTTGATACATTTTTTATTACTATAATGATTACCTAACCATAATTCCCAAGAATATTTTTCATATAGTAAATACTGGTTTGTATTTTCAGGTTTACTACAATATTTATTTATAAAACTCGACCTTGCCCAAAAAAAATTATAATAAGCAAATCCATATCCACTTGGAATTAAACAAACTATATCGGTATCTTCATTTTGTTGAAATTCTTCGATAGCATCTGTGTAATTAGCTATAGTATATTCGAATAATGTTTTTCTATTATCGTGTTCATTGGACGTCATGCCCTTTGAATGAAAGTATAATATATATTCATCATCATTATTTGTAGATAATTCATATACACTTTTGATACCAGGATATTCATATTCATTTGTATAAAAAATATTTATTAGTTGTATTTTTGGATATTTATTGAGTAATATATATTTTAATTTTTCTAATTCAGTAGCATGTTCACTAACATCTATAACACTCATATAAATGTCAGATATTGAATACAATTCTTTCAATGAATATAATTGTTCTAATTGTTCTAATACTATATCTTCCCATTTATCTTTTAATAAATAAGCAAAATAAACTATTTTTATTTTCATTAAGATATATTAAAATATAGATTTTATATAATTTATTGTAATAAATTCAATAAAACCAATTATTGTATATTCATAATATATAATTTAGTAATAATAATGAATGTTAATAATAATTATTTAATACCAGGAGTTGTACAAGGCGTTCAATATGGCCAAAATGAGCGTGTAGATGAATTAAACAATCGTATTTCTTCCAGATATTTTCCAGATGTTCCATTAGAACCAAACTATAATATGAGGCCGGTTCCAACGAAATATTCTTTATTTCCAATTGTAAATCGTAGAACAGAAGTAAGAGAACCAAGATTAAATTATGTAGATTATAATCCATATTTAAATTTTAATCCAAGTTCATCAAAATCCAATGTGAAATGTTTTCAAAAGAATATTGATACTGAAACTATTTTAAGAAACCAAACATTTGCATTACAGCACGGAGCTGAACAATCTGTATATGTACCTACAAGTAATAGTGATTTATATAAAGTATCAGTTGTTGTATCAAATCCAGTAGAACAAACACACCCATTATTGTTTTCAAAGATGGAACAAAGTAACAAACCTCACCCAAATTTATTATCCAATAATATTGGTAATAATACTTTTTTTAATCATACAAGAACTCAATTACGCAATATGTAAAATAAAAATAAAAAATCATATTATATACTATATATTATGATTCAATATATACTTTCAATATTAAATTCTAAAAATATAAATTTATTAATATTAAGGTCGTTATTGATATTGGTTTTTATCTACATAATATTCATATTATTTAAGAAATTTGATAAAGGTTCTCAACAAGAAGGATTTACTCAAGAAGAAGCATTTATATTAAAACAAAATGAAACAATATATGATGGGTTTTATTCACAAATATATGACGAAATACATAAACCGATTTTGAGAACTGATTTTGAATTGAATAATATAATAAAAATGACCGAACCTACGAAAAATAGTGTATTTTTAGATATTGGAAGTGGAACAGGAGATTTAGTAAATGAATTAAAAGACGCTGGTTATCTTGCATATGGAATTGATAAATCACAAGCAATGGTTGAAATATCAGAGATAAAACATCCCAAAAATGAATATAAATGTGGAGATGCTATGGAACCAATGACTTTTGAAAAAAATACATTTTCACATATTCTTTGCACTTATTTTACTATTTATCAAATAGAAGATAAGAGAACTTTTTTACGCAACTGTTATCATTGGTTAATCCCAAACGGATATTTAATATTACATTTAGTAGAAAAAACGAAATTCGATACAATAATGCCGATTGGTAAATCAAATTTAATATTCAATCCAAATAAAATAAATGGTTCTCGCATCACTGATACGATTGTTGATTTTGGAGGTTTTGAATATAAAGCTTCTTTTGATTTTAAACAAAATGATAATAAAGTATTATTGACTGAAAAGTTCCAAGATAAATCATCAAAGAAGGTTCGACAAAATGAACATATACTTTATATGGATGATTTAGACAAAATCGTAAATCTTGTTATGTATTGTGGGTTCTCTATTAAATCAAAAATAAATATGAAAAAATGTATAGATGATGAGAACCAATTTATTTATATTTTTGAGAGATTACAATAATTATACAGAATAAATAAAATAAGGTACAATATAAATCAGTACAATCAATAACACAATATTCCAATTGAATGAAATATTACTGAATAATAAACTTGATAACATTACAGTAGATATCATCATAGATGCATCGGCTAATAAAATTAAAACACCATTTTCATTTGCATAATCAGCAAAAACATCTAAAACATTGCTATATCCTCTTGGTAAATTTGAAAAAAACTGATAGAATAATAAATCGTGTATTAATTGTACAAATACAACCAATAATAAAAATAATAAAATAGACCATTTCCATTTGAAATAAGTATAAATAAAACGACCAATAATAACGCCTATTACAATACTTAATACATCAGCAATAAATGCCCCAATATGAAATTTACGATACCAAGTTGTCAATGTTTTCGTATGTATTGTTTTTGATAATAATAAATAAATGACAATTAAATCAGTTATAATAGCACCATTCAATATAGGCAACAAATCTCTACTATTTGAAAAATTAGAAATATTCATTTTTCAATATATATAAATATAACCATAAAAAATTCATTCTATAATTTTTATTTTTATAGATTTTTATTCAATTCGCATAAAAGAATTGAAATCAAAAAAAATTAATTACAAAGATTAATTACAAAATTAAATAAAAATAACTATATAATAATATAATTATTTTCTCAACAATGAATAACTGTCATTTGATGAACCATTATAAACACGTAATCCTGAATAATAATATCAATTCTTTTGTTAATTTAGATGATTTTCAAGATGATAAATATATATATTATCATTGTTACACAAATGAAAAACGAAAATTTTGTTTTTTCGAAACTTGTCCAAACAAACAAGATATTTCCAATAATATGATAACCGAGGTTCCAAAGTCTATTTTATTGAAAGTGAATAAGACTATACCATATTGTTTCCATAAGCCAATATTGTATTATTATTTTATTCCAACATATCGATAGTTGCATAAAACCAAAAAATCTATCGGGTATATTTACCAGAGCGTGCGAATGAATCAACTACAAAAATGATGAATACTCCTAAGAATGTATACAAAATAAATTCTTCAGTAATATTATTTGTTTTTTCATTTTGTTGTTCTTCTAATAAATGTATCATATAATTGATTTTTTCCATTACCTTGTTATCACCGATATTACCAATTCCCATATTAGAATAATAAGGTTGATTTGCTATTTTAGTTGGTTGTTGATAACTATCAGTATAATTACTAAGAACAGAGCTTGGAATATCATTTGCTTTATATAGATTTTTTTGCGAGTTTGAAGCATTAGCATAAGATATTTTTGGTGGAGTATATGTCTGTTGTTTTGTATTATCGTCCATATCTTTTTTAATATTCATACTTGGGTTAGGTAATGGATTGAAAGCACCCATTTTTCCGCTTTCATCATTATCTACAGAAGTAATTTTATTTAATAAATCGTTTACGTGACTATTGCGGTTCTCTAATAATTGTTGCATTTCGTTTATAGTGGATGGCTCTAAATTTTGATAATTTTCACTCTGTGATACATATTCATCGGGTTCTCCAATAGTTGATATATTTGGTTTTAATTTAATAGTTCTTCTTAAACTTGGAGTTCTTTTTTTTTGATTATCTTCATTTATCCATAAAGATGCTGTTGTTACTAAAGACATTTTTAATTTATTTTATTATACTTAAAAAATGAGTAGATAATATTTTGATGAGAAGTTACGGTTTTATAATCCTTATTAAAATTGCTAAATTAGTGAA